CCCAACAGTTGCGACGCCCCGGACAGTATCGGCGTGCTGGATGTGCCGAACCCGGACAACGCGCCGACGCCGGCATTGAGTACCTCGCGTTTCATGCGAGAGGCCAAATCCGCGAACGCATCGCCCATGCTGCCGGTCGAGTCGAGGAACGATCCGAGAATCTCGGTGATGAGTCCTTCCCACGCGTTGTTCGCTTCGAGGCGCGCGTCTTTTTCTTTCTCGATCTGATTTACCAGCGCCTGCTCTTCGCGTACCTGATCGCGGATCGCCTGAGTATTCAGGTCCCGGAGTTCGTGCCCGTCGGCGAGCAAGCCGTTGATGATCCGCTGGGTTTCCTCGTCGATCTTTTTCTGTGCGAGGAATGCATCATACGCGGCAGCGCCGCCCTTGATAGCGTCAAGCTCGGCGGTGAGCTGCTCGACGTTCTTCTTGTGCGCTTCGGTGACGGCGACCAGCGGATTGCGCAAGCTGGCCAGTTGCTCTTCCAGCGCTGCTTTGGCTTTCGTGAGTTCGTCCGTGCTTCCGCGCTCGGACTTGATCGCTTGTTCCAGGGTTGCGATCTGCGATACCAGCGTGCGTTGTTGAGCGAGCAGTGGATTGTTCGCGTCTACGATATCCTGGATCGCTTTCTGTTGTCGTTCTCGCTCGGCGTTCGCCTTTTTGATCGCGGCTTCGCTTGCTTTCGTCGACTCGGTAACGGTTTTGATGGCCGACGATTCCGTAGTAGCAGCTTTGGCAACCTCACCGGATTTAGCGATCTGCTGCGTCTGCGCCTCTAGCAGCTCTTTCTGACGCTCGGTCAGTGAGGCTAGTTCAGCCTCCAACTGGAGTTCCTGGTCGGATTTTGTATCGCTACCGAACCACGCGTTTTCGCGCCGCTCGCGCAGGTTTTCGAGAGCTGCACTCACCCGGTCGATCTGGATTTCAATCCCGGCGACGGTGCTGGCATCACCACCGAAACCAAGCGCTGCTCTCAGCTCGCCGAGAAATTCGACCGCCTGCGGTATCTCTTTGACGAATTCTGTGAGACTGTCTGCGGCACTGGTAATAGCGGGTGCAAAGCTCGTCGCAGCGGCGTTGGCCAGGCCGGTGAACGATGACGACAGCCGGTTCATGGCGTCCACGGCGTCGGACGCGGCCTGAACCTGTTCCTCGGACAGCGACCGTCCCAGGGCGCGCGCCTCCTGCCGCAGCTTCTCCATGCCGTCTGCGCCGAGTGCGAGCACATTCACCAGCGACTGGTTGGCGCGGGAGAAAATGTTGGCCGTTATGGCGTTGCGCTCGGCTTGGCTCGACACACCCTTCATCGCCTCGGCGATGCGGGTGAACGCCTCGTCGGGCTTGAGTGCAATCAGATCCTCGACGCTCAGCCCGAGCCGTTCGATAGCGTCCTTGGCCGCTCCGCTGCCCTTGACGGCAACTTCGCCAAGACGCTTGGACATCGTTTCGAGGCCAGACGATAGATTGCTGGCTCCCGATCCAGCTTGCTCTGCGGCAAACTGCATCTCGGATAATGCGCTGGACGATATTCCCAACTGCTGGGCGAGGTCGCCGAGCTCATCTTGTGCTTTGAGTGTTTTTACCGCCAGCGCGCCAACAGCCGCACCAGCCGCCGCGCCGAACAGGGCAAACTGCTTGCCCATGCGCGCCAGGTCGGCGCCAGTGACCCCAAGATCACGCTGGAATTTTTGCAGGCCAGTCTGCGCCTGCTGAATCCCTTTGAAAAACCTGTCGGCATTCAGCGATAGGGTTGCGACGAGGTCGCCGATTACAGCCACGCGGTTACCTCTTCGCTCGGAGTTTTCTGGTCATCTCAGCCGCCCCTTTTACCGCCCCATCCTCCAGTTTGCGGCGCTTCGCCCGGTCTTCCTCGCGCTCGTTTTTGATCTTGAAGTACGCCTTCCACTCTATCAATTCCGTTGCGGTTGTCGTGGCAAGCAGCTCTTCAACGGTCTTGTGCAGCAACTCAGCGAGCTGGAAATAGAAATACCGGGATGGGCGGCCCCTCAGCCCTTTTCCAGCTTCTCCACGTCATCGGCGCCGAAGCCGTTGACCTTCAGAGCCTTGTTGAAAATGCGAGTCAGGGCGCGCGCTGATTTCCCGCCCAGCGCCTCGATGTCTTCGCTGCTCCGGAACATGCGCTCGCCTTTCTCGTCCACGACGGTCAGCGCCGCGAGGTAGGCTCGGACATTCGAGAGCTTCTCGGAATCTCCGCTCGTCATGCGCGCCTCGAACTGGTCGCGCTCCGTGCCTCTCATAACGCGGACGTAAACGCTGCCGCCCCACTCCGGGATTTTGAGCTCGACAAGGCCAAGGTCATCCGCTTGCAGAATCTGATCACGCGACAGAATACCCATTACGCCACCGCCCGGGCGAGTGTGCCAGCCGACACGATGGTGATCGGCGCGGTAGCCAGATCGCCGACCGACTGCCCGACCGGGTTGTAGCTGCTCAGCATCCCGGTGCCGGTGTACTCGGGGTTGTTAGGGCCTTTGGCCGAAGATGTCGGCCGAAATATCACCGCCACTGCCGTGCCGACCAGCGGAAAGATGATCGAATCGATCTCGGTCGCTGCAAAATCGTTTGCCACTTCCAGATCGAGCGACCAGGTCTTGAGCCCGCCCAGGTTCGTGCGAGTGCCTTGCGCCATCGTCGTATCATCCACTTCTTCGGCGGCGTAGTTCAGGGTCACCGTGCGAACGTGGTCGGAGATATCGTTACCGCCGACTGAAACGAAAGCATCTGTCAGTACCAATTTGCTCATTTTTCAACCCTCATCGGTTGTCGAGAATTCCCAGCAGAACGACGAAATCAAACTCAGGTGTCGCGCCGCCGATAGTGTAATTCACGCGCCACCAGTTGTCAGTCACTGGCCCCGCGAGTTTCTTGAACTGCGAGCCCTTGGCTGTAGCCTGGTCGAACGTGATCCGCGTGGTCGCTGAGAGCATATTGCTGGCGTCGTCACTCTCGATGGTGAGATCCAGCGTCGGGGTGCCGCCTGCTTTGGTCACATGCAGCGCCGCGAACAGAGTTTGCGACCCACTTGCCGCGCCGACCTGAAACGCTGTTCCGAGGCCGGTAGTGAGGATGCCGGCCTTGTTCGCAAGCAACATCCCCCGCACAAGCCGATCACGGGCACCGGCCTGAATGGAGTAGGCCAGCAGCTCACCAACAGATGCCCCCGGGTTGTAGCTGCCGAGAACCGAATTCAGCGAGAACCCGATGCTACCCTCGGTGGTTTTTGGCGCGATGGTAATTACCTTACCGGCTGCGCCCATCTGGTCGAAAAACGCCGAGTCAGGATCCGGAGCTTGAAAGAACCCGTCAGCACCCATTGCCGCAGTCAACAATCCGCCGACCATGATGCGGGTGTTATCCGCCAGCGTGGTGCCGTCCAGTTCCTCGGCGCCGTAGTCGATGCTCACGGCATTCGTCGAGTCGCGGATAGCCTCCCCGTCGAAGACGATCAGGGCGTCACTCAGTACTGTTTTCGCCATTTTCCTTCACCTCGGTTTTTCGACCCGCTTGCTTTGTCGGCTTCACGGGCTCGATGTGTCCAGATCGCAGCAGAACAGCAGCTTCGCCATCGTCGATATCGTACACCTCTCCCTCGCGGCGAATCCCGCTGAGGCCAGCGATTTTACCGCCGTGCTGTTTCAGCACCTTGTATTTCATACCGCCTCCCGATAGATCACGTTGCAGTCGGTTATGGCCTGATAGGCTCCCACAGCATCTTCCCAGATTTCCGGCCCGTCGCCTTCCATGAAGATGTCGAGGATTTCCACGCCGGAGAAAACACCCCGAGTGCGCTGCATCGCGTCTCGAACACGCTCCGCCAGGTTGTTGACCTCGGAATACAGTTTGGCCCAGCTCGATACCTGAACGCGCTTCTCGGCAATCCCAGTATCGTTGCCCATCACTGAATGCCGCAATGCGGAAACCCGGAAGTAGGTCAACGCCGGATACGTCGGGTCCTGCGGCAGCTTCACCGGATAGATGCGGTTCGACACCACGCCGGAAACACCGGCATCGCTCGATAGCAGGTTAAACACCGCAGCCTCGACGGTCATGCCTTACCCTGCTTCACGGCCTTGTCAAAGCGCTTGCGGATGTACGCGGCCATCGCATCGGCAACCTTGCCGCGGCTGTTGTCGATGCCAGGACGCACGAACGGCTTGGCCGACATTTTCACCGTGCCATATTCGAGGAAGCGCCAGTAAAACGCATCGTACTGCGCACCGGTCCCGCGCTCGACAAAAACAAACGCCCGCAGATCATCTCCTCTGGCGGATGCGCGGCGGTGTTTGATGGCCCGCACAAGCGTGCGGCTCAGGGGGAATCGCGCCCGCGCGTTAATGCGAATCTCATCGCGCACAAGTTGCGCTGCCGCGGTCGGCGCGCCGTTCATGGCGTTTTTCGCCAGCCGCTCCGGCAGTTTGCCCAGCAACCTGAACAGCTCGTCGAAACCTTCAAGTTCCAGGCTCGCTGCACTGGTACCGCCGGCTGCCCTCACAGGCGTTCGTGCCATTACTCGCTCCGCGCCGAAGCGTCGATTTCCAAGCCCTCACGACGCCCGACCTCGCGCACGTCGTGAATATCGTAGTCCCGCCCATCATAGACGATCCGGTTCAGCGTAGTCACGTCCGTCCGGTAGCGGGTTCGGAACGTCACAACCGCTTTGCCGACTACCTGTCGGGCGGTAAAACTCTCACTGCCGCGCATAGGCACAATGCGCGCCGGAATGGTATCGTCGGTGTGGATCTTGGCCCATGCGTCCACGGGCTCGCCAAATGCGTTCTGGGTCGGCGTTTTCGCCTGGATGATGATCGATCGGTCGAGGTTGCCGGCGCGCATACCCTATTTTACCCCGTAGTGCATGGCATCATCGCCGATCCATTCGCGCAGCAATCGCCCATCCGGGTCCGGCGTGCCGCTGAATTCCGGCCTGTGCCCCATCCCAATTCCACCACGCCCAGGTAGGCCCTTTATGCCGGTGACGCGGTGACCGGAGAACACATGCCGCGACGGGTGCAGGCGCCAGAGCCCGATGTCGATGAACCGCTCGGAAGATTGACATGCCTCCCGAAGCGTTTCAATAGCTCTCCCGCGAACCGCGGTACTGCACAGGCTGGCGAGCAGCATGTTGTTGAGCTGCCGTCCCACGCGCAGCGCCACGTTGTAATAGCGCGCCATCCCCTCGCCGACCAGCTCGGCATGATCCAGCTCGGCATCGATATGGGTGAGCCATCCCGGTGCGTAATGATCGTCATCTTCGATACACACCACGCGCGCATCGTCTCCGATCACCTCAAGCCCGGCCAGCAGGTTACGCGCTTGCGTGTTCTGCCCCGGCTCCCACAACGGCGTCGGCCGGATAACCTCAATCGTCCATCCGTCGCGCGCCAGCGTCACATGCTGCGGATCTGGCCCATCGTCCACGATCACCCAGCGCACCCTACCGGGGTAGTCCTGCGCAGCCATCCAGCGCTCGCACAGGGCGAATGCCTCGGGCCTGGCGCCAGTCGCAGTCAGCAGGGTCAGCATTCGATATACCTCGGTTTCGCGTCGCCGACGGTGGTGATTTCGATCAATCGCGCAGGCACCCTGCCGACCGCGAATACGTGCATCGGCACCCGGCGCTCGACATCAGCACCACCGTGATCGTTCAGGCGAAACAGCGTCTCTCCAGCGTACTCTGTCTCCACGTCTACAAACCCGGCATCCTCCAGCAGCAAGTGCAAACCTGATCGGCTGTAGCGGTAATAGTCGTCGGGGTAACCGTGCTCAGGGAATGCGAACAGCGTCGTGACAATCAGCCAGCCGCCGGGCCGGATCACCGCCCGCAACTCAGGCAGCGCGATCCACGGTCGTGCGACGTGTTCCAGCACCTCGCTGCACAACACGCCCCCGCACCGGCCGGCCCACCCATCCGGGAGCGAGGCCGGGTGTGCATCAACGGCC